AGGATTTAAAAAAAAATGTATCCTCAATTAAAAAAGAGTAATGATATTATCTTTTATCCTTTTTATAATGATTTTATTAAAGAAAAATATGATTTATTTAAAAATAAATGGTTTAAAATATTAAATAATTCACAAATAGAAAAATGTGAGGAGATTTATATAAATTTTGAAAAAATTCAAGAAAGATTTTCAAAAGGTAATAATCTTACATTTATTCACGGGGATATAAAATCACCTAATATTTTTTATGATATTGAAAATGATTATGAACCATATTTTATAGATTGGCAACATTGTGCTATTGGTAAAGGTGTTCAAGATTTAATATTTTTTATTATAGAAAGTTTTGATATTACAAATATTAAAAGTATATTTAAACTTGTTAAAGAATATTATTATTTAAAAATAATAGAATACAAGATATCTAATTATTCTTATGAAGAATATGAAGCTGATATTTACGATGCTATTTGTTATATTCCTTTTTTTACAAGTATATGGTTTGGAACAACTCACCAAGATGAATTAATAGATAAAAATTTTCCATATTTTTTTATCAGTAAATTATTTTATTTAATTGAATTAATTAAAACTTAAATTTTTATTTTTATCACAAAATTTATTTTATTATACAATTATATATTATAATGAGCATACATTTAATTTTGTATTCCCATAAGGAACCTTTTGATACAACAAAAAGACTAACTATAAAATCCATAAATAAATATACAAAAAAAAAAGTAATTATACACGATTATAATCTAGAAAAAATTAAACAAAAAGAATGGTTTCAACATATAAAGGATTTGCCTTTTATTCAAAAAAATGGTAAAAGAGATGGATATTATAATAGTTGGAAAGCGTTTATAACAAAAGATGTGTATGATGAGATGGAAGATGGTGATATTTTATATTATGTTGATAGTTCTCAATATTTCAAAAAAGGATTTACCGAAAATATAGATAAGTTATGTGATATTGTAAATAAAAAATTGTGTTTAGCAGGAAGCATAGGTGATAATGTTAAAAATAGCAGTTTAAATTGTTGTGATAATATTATGGTCTGGAATAAAATTATTCAAGATAAAGATAATACTAAATATTTAAACAAACCACACGTATTAAATTCTTGGTTTTTATTTAAGAAATGTGATTCAAATAATGCTTTTATTAATGACTGGGTATATTTTTCATATTATACAGACAAAGAAGCAATTTATCCTCTTATTACGTATCATCATACCGTAGATCAAAGTATATTTAATATTCTTGTTATAAAATATAATTTTCCTGTTTTTTATCATAAAAATATAAAACACAACGATAATAAAAACAAAAATTTGGTATTAAATATTATTAATAATTCAATAAATATTGAAGAATACTTTATTTATTTGTAAAATTGTTAATTAAAACATTACAATGATTGAAAAATATTAAAATATTAAAGTGCTCTACGGTCTTCCATTGGTATAAAATTTACACCTAATTTTTCAAATATTTCTTCTTCACTTTTAACTTTTACAATTTTACCTTCGCTATCTTTTAAGTCAAATTCGCTTAATGTAAAGCCTTTATCTTTTGCAATTTGTCTAATCATTTGGTTGAATTTACCGCCACTAGTATAAAAGAAATAAGCTGGAATTCTGCTTTCCGTTGGAATTAAGCGAATATCTAGATGTTTAACATAATTTGAACTAGAACTAGAACTAGAACTAGAACTAGAACTAGAATCAGGAGTTGCTGGAATAACACCTAGAAATTTAGTTGAACCTAAGCTTAAGACTTCTAGGATTTTATTTTCTTTTTTCAGGAATTCAACTAAATCAATAAGAAGAGTTGATTTTTTCATATCATTTTTAGTTTTTATTTTACTATCAAATAGTAGAATATCAATGTCTTTAGATGCTACTTTTCCTGAAGGATATGAACCAGCGTGAATAATTTCTAAATCTTTCCATTCTAGGTATTCTTTGCTTGTTTTATTTGATTTATCTTTAATTGTTTTTTCAATATCTAGAAAGATATTATGTGCATCTTCTCTAGGTATTAATTTATCTAAATCATTATGATACATTAAACCAACAGTTTGTTGATGTGTTAATTCAATTTCTTTTTTTTCAACTTTTTCTTTTAAATCATCTAGAGAAGTAACACCATTTTTAATTAATTTTTTAGCTAAAACAGGACCAATACCTAGAATGCTTTCTAAATCTTCTAGGAGTTTAACTTTTGGGTCTTTTGTGTCACTAGAAATGCCTTTTTGTTTATTTTTCAAGTCTTCTAGTTCTTTCATTGTTCCAGTTTTTAAGATTTCTTCAACTTTTTCAATTGTACCTTTTCCAACTCTAGGTATGCCTTTTAATTGTTGTGAATTTTCAATCTTTTCATCAAATTCACGTAAAATAATAGAAGCAGTTTGTAAAGCACGGCTTCTAAAAAAATCTTTTTCTTTCTTTAATAAATCTCCTAATTCCATCAATAATTTAATAATTGTTTTATTAGGTTCTTGTTCTGCAAAAGAGCTTTTACCAGCTGTTTGATTATCAGTCATTTTTAATTTAGATTTAGATTGTTTTGATTGTTTTGATTGTTTTGATTGTTTTGATTGTTTTAATTTAGTTTTCTTTAATGAATGATTATTTAAATTCAATTTTGTTTTTGTTTTTTGTGTTTTAGAATGTGATTTTGATAGATATTTAGGTAATAAATTAATTGAGGCTTTAGGTAATTTTTTATAATCTTTAACTAATTTTTTAATTAATTCTAGTTGGAATTGATATGACCCTGATTGTGGTTCTTTAAGTGAACCATCACCTGGTGTTTCTAGTAGTGCGGGTATTTTATGTTTAACTAGAAATAATAAAATATTTTGTAAGGCTTTAACAGAACCTTCTTTATCAGGGTTAAAAATAAAGCCTTCTTCTAGGTTTTCATGTCTATCAACTCTAGCATTGAATTTAGCTTTAGAATCATTTAAATGAATTAAATAAAGATGTTTAATGCCTATTTTTTCATCAAATAATTTAAAATATTTATTGATTTCATCTGGTTTATTAATTGGTATTCCTGCACTAAAAATATGAGCAGTATCAATACAAATACCAATTCTAGGATGATATTTAGCGGGAAATAAATTCCATAAAGTAGTTAAATCATCTAAACTGACTCCAATTTGTGAACCAGCACCGGCAGAGGTTTCTAGGAGTATTCTTCCATTACCTTTTGATGTATCAATAACTTTCATAACACATTTAACCATATTAGAATAAGCTTCTTCTTTTGTTAATTTCATTTGATTACCTAAATGTATAACTAATCCACTTGAACCAATTTCATCACCTAATTCTAGGTCATATCTAAGGCTATCTAGTTGATATTGAATAGCTGGACTAGTAGGAGGTTTACTAGCAAGGTTTAAAACATAACAAGCATGGACAAATAATTTATGGTTGTTTTCTTTTAAATATTGCTTGATTTCTGTTTTTTGTTCTTGTGTTAGTTTTGTTTTATATTTTAGTTGTGATGATAAACGGTTTCCTAGGAAGATTTGACTGACATTTCCTCCAATATTTGTTATGTATTTTAAACCATTTAAAACACCATTTGAAATATTTGTATGGGCTCCAAAATAAATACTCATCTTTTATCTTTCTTTTATAGTTTTTAAAGAAAAGTTTTAAAAAAATAATAAAAAGCAATTTTGGACTTTCATATAATTAAAAAATTGAAATCAGTAATATTTAATATGATAATTACAAAAAACTTTTAAAGTTTAGTTAAAGATGTCGCTCAAGCTTGAAATTGTTGAGAAGCAAGAGCAAGCCCTGAGCAAGGGTCAGCAGAAGAAGGCTGAGAAGCGCGCCGCCGCCGCTGCTGCTGTTGAGGAGAAATCCAAGTCTGCAGCTCCGGAGCCCACCTCGATGGAGGAGCAAATCAAGGATCTCATTTCCGCCATCAAGCTCAAGATTGAAGAAATCTCAATCCTGATTGCTGAAAAGCAGTCGATTGATGATGCCTACACTCAGCAGCTGGATGAGTTGTGCGAGAAGCAAGAAAGCAACAAGCAAGAGCTGGATAATTTCAATGCTCAGCTCAGCAAGTTGAAGAAGGAGCTCGCCAAGAATGAGCAGATTGAGAAGCTGCTTGCAGAAGACCCCGAAAATGACAGCGTTGGTGGCGCGGACATTGTCCAGCAGCCGACTGCTAAGTCAGCCAAGAAAGAGCCTACCGTGGCTATCAAGGCGCCTACTTTTGCGCAAAAAGTAGCAGCTGCAGCTGCGCTTCCGCCGCCATCATCGACCAAGGCTCCCTCAGTTGCTCCGGCACCGAAGGGCAAGAAAGGCGCTGCCTCATCAGCGGTTCAGCTGGTCAAGTTTGACCCCTACAAAACCAAGAAAGGTGGTTTTGTCAAGGAAAATGATTTCTTGACAATTGTGCAGGCTATGTGTCAGATTCTTGAAGTTGACACTGTCTGTGTGCAGACATTTGGTCAAGAAATTCTTGCCAATTTGTTGCATTGTCTTTCAATTAAGGAGGAGGAGCATCGTTTCTTTGATGTGCCTTGCCTGCGTGGCGGATGTAAGCTCGCCAAGCATGATGCTTTTAAGGAAAAGATTTCTCAAGCTTTTTGTGAAAAAAGCGAAGAGACACTGTCCATTTTTCAAATGGCAGTTGAAAATTTGAAGATTGCAGGTGTCAACGGCATGTTTGACAATGGGCGCTTCTGTGCTGACCAAGATATGCGTGAGCACGCATTGTTTCTCATTGGTCAATACTACCAAACTATCCAATAAGATAGTTTGAAGTTTATATTATATATTAAAAAATATTTTTTTTTTAAATAGATTTTTTAGATTAATATTAATTAACAAAATTGAAATTTAAAATTATATTAATATTATATTAAAAAAAATGTCATCACGTGCACAACAGCTTATTCAGCTGCGGAAAGAAAACCCTCAAGCAACCATGAAAGAACTTTTGAAAATGCTTGAAATGCTTCGTTTGCACACCTCAACAAGCATTGTTCCAAGTGTTCAAGCGCCGGCACTTAAGGTGACCATCAAAGAAATCCCTGAAACAGTGGTGATTCGTGGTCCATCAAGTGCAGGAGAATCAAAGGTTCCCGCAAAGGCTCAAGAAGAGCCGGAAGTCCTTAAGGATGACCCTTCCATGTCGTGGGAGGAGGCATTGGAGGTTTTGCGTCAAGTCATTCCACAAGTTTTTGACCTAGGACAAGGAAATCCTTGCTACAACAGCTTTGTAGCAGCTTTTATTGATATCTTTTTTGATGGTGTCCAAAAGGGGCAGTTCAAGTGCAATGGTTGTGAACGTTGCAAGAATCACAAATGTTATGGGGTCATCCGGTCAATCATTCGCCAGTCAAAGAAGGAAGGCAATGAGAAACTGAAGTGTCTTTTTGACATCTTCCGTGCGCTCCTTTACTCGTCTTTCTTTTTCATCAACATCAACGCAAAGAAGGCGCGCAATGGTGAATTATACCATTGTCAAAAGCAAACAGACTTCTTTGAAGGGTTGCTCAACGGTGTTTGCAGTAATTTTGATGTCAAGATTTAAAGTTTAAGTTTTAGATAATTTCTGTTTTAAATAAATAAAATTTATAATTTTTTTTATTAACTTTTTATTTAACTTTTAAATATCTTTTTATTAACTTTTTATTAACTTTTAAATATCTTTATTTAAATAAAATAATAAATGCTAACTAAAAAAAATAAACAATCATTTCTAGATATAAAATCAACTAGTCTTTTAAAAAAGTTTCATAAAACATTAAAAATACAAAAAGAAAATAAAAGACAAAAAAAAACATATAAAAAAACATATACACATATTATTGAGTATATTTTTGCTAAAACTGATTTAGAACAATGGACATATCAAGATATTTATAAATTACTTTCGGCAACTACACAAAACAGTAATTGTATGATAGATATTATGATGTATACTAAAAATTTTGCATCATTTATTCATATTGAAAATGGAAAACATAAAATAGTTCAAATTAGTCCAGTTAGTTTTTTTAGTGATAAAACTTTTCAAAATTTTATTGAAATTGTTAAAAAAAATCAAAAGAAAAAGAAATATCAAGAAAAATATGAAAATTTAAATTCAGTTTTTGTTTTTGGAGGACATTGTAATGGTTGGAAATGTTATACTGATGATTATACAGTTGATTTTGAGATGATTTATCATACATTTATTAAAAATAATATGAAATTTAATGCTATTTGTTTTGATTGTTGTTATTCTTCAACTTTTGAACTTTTATATCAATTTCATGATTTAACTGATTATATAATTGCTCATCAAAGCTATGTTTATGGAAATGGATTTAATACTAGAAATTTATCTAAAATTTTTGATGTTATTGATGTTAATAATAATATAAGTTTTATTGAAAAGTTAATCATCTTGTGTATGGATTATTTAGTAAGAACAATTGATGAAGAAAATGAATATTCAAATTTTACAATTATTGATACATATTACTATAAAGATTTTCTAAAATTATTTAAAGAAAATTATCAAACTATTCTAGATGTTATTCATAATAAAAAATCTAAAAAGTTTTTATCAGATGTTTGTAATAAATGTTTAATTGGTAATAATAAAAATAATAATAATAATGTTGATATTAATATTGATGGTAAAAATAATGAACCATCAGTTTATAATAATATGCTTGATTTGTATTCAGTTCTTAAGATTCTAGGAAATAAAAAAATGATTGAATTATATAAAAAATCAATTTTTTATCGTGAAAATGATATTAAAAAAGATGGAAAATATTTTAATCAAAATACAAAACTAAATGGAATTAATATTATTATCAATCCACCTGATTCAAAATTAAATAAACATTATTTAAATTTAAGATTTTTAAAAGATTTTTAAAAGATTTTTAAAAGATTTTTAAAAGATTTTTAAAAGATTTTTAAAAGATTTTTAGTATTTTTAGGTATAATTAAATTGTAAAATTGAAATAAAATATTTATTAAATTAGATAAAAAATCAAAGATGCCTTTTAAGCCTTTTAAGCTTTTTAATGCTAATGCAGTTTTGCAAGCCATGATTCTTGTGCTAAATGCACGTCAGGGTCAGCTTGTCAAGGGCATTTTGGAGAGGGATTCCAATGTCCTTGACTCAAATCCAACTTTCCAAGTTGACTGCACCGAAGTTGTCATCAACAAGAAAGAATTATACTGGATTGTCAGCGTGGATCACGGCACAATTAGCTTTGTCTCTCGTAAGACAAACTTGAAGAACAAGCAATTTGTGGAAAAGGAGACCTATTTTGACAGCGATGGGTCAATCACCCACAAGGAGAAGATTGTGTCACGCAGCGGCAAGACTTCATCTACCATGGACTTCACGAAGGACACTTATGGAAACATGAACTATGTTATCAATCACAACGTAATTAAAATTGAGAGTGTTAATTAACAATAAATTAGACACTCAACATTATAATATTTTTAGAAAATATATTAATAAATTATATTTTTTTTATTATTTTTATTATTTTAATGTTTATTATCAATTTTATTATCAATTTTATTATCAATTTTATTTTTCCTAGTTAAATATTGGTCTAAACCAATAACAGCTGCTGATATTAATAAAAGAACAATATCTTTTGTATTACTATCTCCTTCATTACGATAGATAAAAATGTAATCACGTCTCATTACAAAACTCCAAGCAAAATAAACAATCATAACTGCAGTTGTTATGACAATATAATTTAACATATCTAATTTCCAACCTTTTAAACCTTTTTTTAATTCTTTTACTTTTTTTAGATTATCTAGATATTGATATATTTTAACACCTAGATAGAGACTTAAACATAATTCAATAGCCCATCTTAAAATCATACCTCCAACAACTCTCTTAAATCCATGAATATAACTTTGTGCTATATAAGCAATTACATTTCCAAATACCTCAATCCATAAAATAGTAATTAAAGGATTTTTTGTTGACCATAAAATCAAATAAGCAGTTACTTGTGTTATTGTTCCTGTTAATGTTGCTACTCCTAGAGATTTAATTACTAAAGGTATTTCCATTATATTTTAATATATTTTATTATATTTTTAATTATTAATAAGATAAACTTTTAAATATAAAAATCATTTAATGACTTTTTAACATTAAAAAGTGATAAGTATCCAATAAGTTTTTATTTAAACTTTTAAATATTAAAAATCTATCAATTGTTATAACTAAACTAATTAATATTAAAATTAATAAATTTAAATAAGGGTTATTATATTCAACAAAAACAAATCTCTTTCTCATATGATAATTCCATATTAAAAAGACAATTCCAATTGTTGTTAAAATTAAAGAATAATTAATGATATCTAGTCTTACATCTTTGTATTTGTTTTTAAATTCACTGATATGTTTTTCATTGCTTAAATAATTAAAAATTTTGTAATTAAGAAATATACCAAAAGAAGCAACTAATAACCATTTAACAACAAAATCTAATATAATACTTTTAGGTCCATATCCATGGATATAACTTTGTGTAAAAAAACCTAGAATATTACCAACAACTAAAATGTATAATAAAGTCATTATAGGGTCTTTTGTAAAATAAAGAAAAACAAAACCTGATGATTGTGTTATTGTTCCTGAACCTAGAGAAGCAAATCCGGCTTTTAAGATAAATGGTAATTGCATTTTATTTTATTATTCTTAAAATTTGTATGTTAAAACTTCTTTTTAAAAATATTATTTTAATATTAAATAATATTTTAGTTAAAACTTTTAAAAAAGTTTATTTTATAATAAAATAATGAGTGAAAATAGTGAAAAAGTTGAAGATAATGAAAAAGTTGAAGATAATGAAAATAAAAAATATAAAAGACAATTAGTATTTGGAGGATGTGGAGGGATGTATAATTATTCTCTAGGTATTGCTTCTGTTATCCAAGAAAATTTTAAAGAACAATTAGAAGACACTTTAATAACTGGATCGTCTGCTGGTTGTTTTCCTGCTTTATTATTAGCTTTAGATATGGATGTTCCTAATTATATTAAGGAATGGAATGAGCCTTTTTTAAATGAAGTAAATCAGTATAAATTAGGTGCTTTTTATAATTGGAATGATATAGTTCGTAAATCAACATTAAAAGAGTTAAATAAATTAGGTGAAAATACTTATCAAAAAGCAGTTGGTAAATTACATTGTTCTTTAACACATATTCCTAGTTTTAAATCACATACTATAAGTGATTGGAAAAGTAATGAAGATTTATTAGATGGAATAATGGCATCTGCATTTGTTCCAGTATTTGATAAGTTTAAATTAACTGGAAAATTTAGAGGTGATCGTTATATTGATGGTGCTCTCATTAATTCTTTTCCACAACCTTTAAATAATGTTCCTACGTTTATTGTTAAAAAAGATAGGTGGAGAGAAACTAAATATTCTTGGTTTTGGTGTTGGAGTGATATTGAATGGTCTAGAGAATTATTTAATTGGGGAGTTGAAGATGCTAATAACCACATCCTAGAACTAACAACTTTTTTTAGTTAAATTTTTTAGAAAAAAGTTTTAACAAAAAATATAATAAACTTTTTAAAAAAAAGTTTTTTAGGTAAATTTAAAAGTAATAAAATTGAATTTAATTTTTTTAATTTAATTTTTAAAAATAATAAAATGGGGATTTGCTATTCAAAGAAGAAAATGGCTGAATTAAAAGCACGTGAAGCATTTCTTAATGAAATTGAAAAAAAATTACAAATTAAAGAAAATAATTTAAGTGTTTTAAATGAAACATTAATGGAACAAGAAGGTAAATTATTTATTTTTAAAGATGAATTATCATTGAAGTCTATTGAAATGAATAAAGAATTTGAAAAACAAAGAGAAATATTAGATACTAAAATAAATGAATTAAAATTTCTTGCAAAAAATAAAAATAAAAAATTTGTGCGTAATATGATGTATACAGATTGTTAATTTTTTAGGTTTTTTTATTTTTTTAGGTAAATTTAAGATTAATAAAATTAATTTTAAAAAATAATATTAATAATATTAATAATTTTATAAAAAATCATTTGATTAATTATTGAGTTTTAATTATTTTTAATATAATTTTTAAAAATAATATATCCTTGTGATGTATTACTATTTTTATTAGTATTATTAGTATTATTAGTATTATTAGTATTATTAGTATTATTAGTATTATTAGTACTTTTTTTATTAATTAATTCTTGATAATAGATTGAGTAATATTCAGCTAGGATTTCTATTGGATGGTAATTATTCCTAGAGATACCAAAAAACTGATTATATTCAGTCCAATCTGTTAATTGTTTTTTTTTCATTTTAAGATTACTGTTCCAATCAATTCCTATATAATTTATTTGATTGATATTAGAAACATCAAAAGATGAATAAATAACTAGAGGAAGAACTTGATTCTTCCAAACCCAAAAACGGTAATGAGGTAATTCGTCAGGATTTAATCTAATTCTAGATGTAATTGAATCTTGTAAATTATTTTTTAAGTATTGTAAGCTAATTGATTGAAATCCCCATTGCCGGTATAAATCATCGTAAAGAACTGGGTTTTGTCGTTGTTTTATATGAACTATTTCGTGAATTAATGTATTTGCTTGTTCTTGGTAATTTTTAAGAGAATCATAATTTTTAAGTTTTGTGTAATAAGATTTATCAAAAAAAATGATATCTTCGTGTGTGTGTGGAAAGGCATTTTCAATACCTTTAACTTTTGCAACTTTAAGATTAGGGATTAAAAATTTAGATAGTTCATCTCTAGGTATTGATTTAACGACATCATTATAAAATTTAGTAAAATTAGTTTTATCACTTTCTTTAAATGGGATGATGCTAGAGATGTAAGTTTTTTTAAAGTCTTCTAAAGAAAATGAAAAACCTCTTGCTCTAGCATCAATTTCTTTGAAAAAATTAAAATATTGTTTTGTCGCTATTTTATTTTGTATTTCTTCAACATCTGGGAATGATAAAGTATAATCTAGTTTATTTAGTTGGTTTAGTTGGTTTTCAAATGTTTCTATTTTAATTTTATCAGGTCTATAATACATTAAAAAAACTTGTAATAAAACTATTAAAGTTCCTATTAATATAAAAATTAAATATAATGACATTTAAATTTAT